CCGGAACTATTGAGGACTCGTTCTAGTTATTACAAGGCAAAACAACGTTGTAGAACAGGTCATCGCGGATATTATGTAAACGTAGAATTCCGTTTTACATCGTTACAGCAGTTAATTGATGAAATTGGAATTAGGCCTGAAGGCACTTCTTTAGATCGCATCGATAATCTTGGCCATTACGGACCTGGAAACGTGCGTTGGGCAACGCCGAAAGAACAATCAAACAATCGACGTGCACGTGGTTCGGTTTCCAGGTAAAGTGGTAGCGTCAACTTAATCTTCTCATGGCAAAGCCTAAGTCCACCGCAATCCTGATTGAGTCCAAGCCTAAAAAAACTCGTCAAGGCGATGGCAAGCATTCACGTCCCAGCCACGGACGTAAGTTATCTCGCGGCCAAGGCAAGTAAAAATTATGTATACTTGGGGGTAACACTTGTTACCCCTATGGATAATTACAAGCAAGCGATTGATTTAATCTGTCGTTACGAAGGTTTCAATGAACTTGCTTACCCAGATCCGCAAACAGGTGCAGAGCCTTACACGATTGGATTTGGTACACAGTATTATCCTGACGGCAGTGTTGTAAAGAAAACTCAGTGCTGCACACAACGCAAAGCCCTGGAGTATCTTGTCGATGAACTCACCGTTCTAAACACAGAACTTCTGAAGTTGAACCTAGGCTTGGACGAGTGTATGCACCAAGCACTGCTTTCATTTTGTCATTCGGTTGGCTGGGAAAGTTTCCTTTACAGTTCCATCATTGACTGCCTTGAGGTCGATGACTACGTTGGTGTAACAGAAGAAATCGCACGGTGGGTCTTTGATGCAGATCACCAAGTCATTGGTGGCCTCCTGGAACGACGCAGAGAAGAGATCAACCTATTCCTTGCCGAGGTTGAAGCCAAGCCTTGGGTTGCCACAGACGTACTGCTGCGTGCGTTCAGAAGCTATGGTGCGAAGCCCCATGAGACAGAAGCAATCCGAACCCTCGAAGCGACAATCAATCCCTATGCGCTCGCCGAATTTGCTAACCGTTTCAAGCTTGACGACGCCTCTGCCTTTTCAAGTGACTAGCGTCCTAGAATAAATGCAGTACTCAGGCTTTCCATGGAGAACGAATCCACACGTAAAGAGTTTGAATTACCTTTAGAACTTCAGTTTGCCATGCGCAAAGCTGAGCTGCAAACAGAGGAGATGTGTTGGGAAGAACTGCAGGCTGCACTGTTAAACCTGTACTTCCAACGGATGATGGAATGGGCAGCCGTCAAAGAAATTATGTGTTCTGAAGGGATTGATATCGAGTGGGATCTGCCTAGTGAGTTGGAACTTAGTGAACTCGCCCTGGCTTGTATGCAGGACGAGTCAGACGATGACGACGATTTACACTACGCTCATCCTTTTTGACTTTCGTCTAGTTGAATAAGACGATCCAGGTACCACCTTGCCTTTTTTAGTGACTCTGTCTCGCCTTTATGGCGCTCACGCCACACGTACTTTTGGATATTCCCTTTTAGGTATCCGCGATACTCTTCGTTGGTTAGGGATGACTCGATTGCTTCAATGCATTCAACCCCGCCGCCATCGGTGTAATGCGAAGGATGATTAACTACATCCTCTTTAATTACAGGAGATTTCTCAAGCGTAGCCCAGGGCACTGGACAAACGCCATCTACGCACCCATTGGTTTCGTCAACAGGGGAAAACATGTCCATTGTAAAAATGCCGACTGAGACAGCCTAGCAGGTTTAACGCATTAAGCCTTTGCGTTTGGCGGAAAGCAGAAGTTCCTTCTCGTCTGGATCACCGTCAATATTACCAAGAACGCCAGGAGGTTTGGGGTTTGCACCATATAATTCCATACCTTCTTCCATGGAAGGAATGTAACCCGTCAAGCCTGGACGTTGACCATACAAACCTTGACCTTCAATATTAAGTGGGTTGCGCTGCATGCCATCCATGGGAGCAACTAAGCCCGTGTTATACATATCTTGGAGAGGTACGTCGTTGGTTTCAGTATCGAGGGGTGCACCAAAATCCTCAAAACCAATACAACGGCACTTTACTTGATCATTATTTGCTGCAAACTCTTGCAAAAACATTGAGGGCCGCATTGTTTTCTTAGCGATATATCCTTTCTATAATGATAGTATGAGCAAGTTTAGATCCGAGACTTACGACGCAGCCAAGGACTCCGGCACTTCTGCTGGCGTACCAACGGATTTGAACCCTGGAAGAGCTTATAACGTGGATCTGCGGTACGTACGACCGCAAGAACGAGGTGTCGTTGGTTCCGCGTCAAAAGGAGCAGTGGCACGCGTTGACCGCTTCATGAAGAGTGCACGAGCTGCTGGCAAATATCAGAAGAATCAACTGATTAACGAACCCACCAGTGCCAATGCTGGTGACAGTGGTGGGCGTGCAGGATCTACCGCGTATGCAGACAAACCCAAACAATCGTTTGGACGTATCTAGACCTGTGGAAAAACTACGGTATTTGGTTGGTCTTGATACTTACCTTTCCGATCTTGGTAACTGACCTCACAAGGATTACCGCGATAGAAAAGCAGTTGAGTAATCCCTTCGTTTGCATAGACACGGTTGAATAGACCAGTGCAGTTACTAATCTCAAGCGTCAGGTAACCTTCCCACCCACTTTCAGCGGGCGTGATGTTAACCAGGATTCCTGAGCGTGCGTACGTAGATTTGCCAACCGCAACAACAGTAATATCACGAGGCAACTTCAGACGTTCTTGTGCAACGCCTAAACAATACCCATACGGAGGAAGAAGAAAGTATTTGCCGCGTTCATCTTCCAGAAGTTCCGCAGGTTTTAAAATACTTTCGTCAAAGGCCTTTGGGTCGCAATCACCGGTTTGAATCTTACCAAAGATCAGGCACTGGCTAGGGGACAAACGAATGTCATATCCGTAAGAGCTAAGTCCATAACTTAACAAACGCCGACCATCTTCTTTGCTGATCAGACGATCAACAAAGGGTTCGATCATTTGTTCTTTCTCGGCACGCTCTTTGATTTCCCAATCGGCCAGGACGCTCATAAGACCTCGATAGCTTGTTCAGTCTACAAGGAGATGGCCGCGTTCGCCGTAGATTTTACAGAAGTGTTCTACTGCATCTCCTGAGCGATCTTTGGGAGGCAGGTAGACCAAGAAAGACGTGCACGTTTGCTTCTTCTCTACATTCCCATCAAGATTACGGAGCAGGTAAGGAACGGTACGTAGAACGCACATAGGAAATTTAAAGATTTTTGGCTCGTATCGAATCATGTCAGGGCAGTTGCTGAAGTAAAGCCCTTGCTCAATTTCGTCCGCCAGCCATGCATGGTACATTCGACGGAACCATACGGCATGCGAAGAAGTCAATGTCAATGACGAAGCGCGTGTCATCTTCCACCGCTGGTTCTTTTGGTCCCAGAAGTATGATCCCGCTGGTGGAAACAAATAGCAGCTTCCGTACCATTGTTGGTTATTTAAACCATCATCCACAGGTGTGTAATATTCAGTCGCTTGTACGTATTCATTAGCAACCTTGGAGCTTGCTACATCCAAATCAATGCCGCCTAAAAGTTCGTTGGCAGCATGAACTAAGTCTGCGTTGGTGATGAGTTCTGCGCCTTCAACCCTGGCAGATACGCCGCGAATACCTTTCTCAGTCATTGTTAACGATGTCGTTATACGCTATTTCCAAATAGCGAAGACCCTTGTCATCATTGATGATATACCCTGCTTTCTCCATTGGATCAATCTTTTGTGCTGCCCCAAGGATGCGTCGTAATGTCTCGGCAAGATCACCGTTATTGTTATGTTCGCAATCTTCTTCTGCTGCGTGAATTTCTTTTAACGTCCAAAAGAATATAGAGCGCTCTTTATTGTCAGGCTGGAATACCAAGACGCCAGGACCCTCTGCATCCCAAAACTTAACGTACTGTGCACCCATGTCCCCAAGGATGAGCTTGACAGTGGTATCAAGCATTTTTGCCTTGGTCTCGTCTAGTTCAGGACCAATGACTGACGCAATTAACTTTTCACGGCGATCCACTTTTTAGCAACCCTTGACGATGCAGAGATTCTAACAGCTTTGGAGTTGGCTGGTACAAGACAACCAACTTGCCAAGCACGCCGCGTTTCTTGCAGAGCTTTCCTTGCTCGTCTCGGACCTTATCAAATTCTCCGGACCTTATCAAATACTCGGCAACACATCGCAATCGACGTTTAAGAGGCAACTCTGCTTGTGGGAATTTACCGCAGATTGTGTCTGGGTTCAAATCTTTGAATGCCAGTCGCAATCGATTGGCCAAGGTCATACCAGAGTTGGCGTCTTCTTCTTCATAGTTTTTTAAGTTTTCTAGGTAGCGACGCAAGCAACCGTCATCGAAGGAGCCCCAGGGTGGTAAGAACATTTCCACTTGCTCTGCCAGGGATTTAGGCAGCAGCTCCTCATGGTTATCGATATTGATAGCATCGATATCAATTCCCTTGAAACGATGTGCCATCACTCAAGAACCTCTTTGGTCGCATGATACAAGTGATACTGCGCACGTAGGTTTTTAAGATTGATGTTTTCGTTTTTAGCAAAAGATTGAATGAGGCGATTCCATGGAATACGCAAGACTGCTTTTTTGTGGACGTCAGGAGAAACGTTGACATAATGAATGCCTTCGACCCAGCCTTTGTCAGCGTTTTTTCTACCGATTGCAATCCAGTTGCGGATGGTTTGATCAGAGACTCCTAGACGCCTGCCACATTCCTCTGTCGAAATGTATTCATCTGCAAACATTTCGGGATTGGCGATGTCGGTCTCAGCGTTTGAGTACCGACTATGCCACATGGAACCAAGGATATTCCTGATTCCTTTTAGTTCGTAGGCAATGTCTTCCAAGCCTTTGCGTAGTCCGTACGGCATGCTGCACTCCGATCAATTAAATGCTAGTCTTTTGTAAACAACTTTGTGATCATGGAAGAGCAAATTCCACCTAGCCAACCTCCCATGCAACAGAATCTGGAAGGGCAGATTACTCCTGAGATGCTGGCTGAAATGAAAGCACGTGCCCTGGAGCTAGCCATCCAGCAAACAGTGCCTCAACGTCTACCTGTAGAAATGCCGCCGCAAGTTGTGTATGTGCGGCGTAATTTAACCGTGGCAGAACTGTTGTTGGTACTATTGCTTTCTTGTGGAATTGTAACAGGAATTCAAGGGCTTTGGTACTTGGGTACTAATTTATTGCCACGTCTTGAGATTAGGGTACGCTAAATAAGCCGCACTATAATAAAGGAAAGAATTGCGCAGTAGATAGGTGGCAAACCGCCGTATTACCGAATTTCCTGCAATTGCAGCGAACGAAATTGTAGATCAGGATGTCATGACCCTGGTCCACGTTTTTGAGGTGGACCCGTCACTGCGCAACAAAAAAATTACCTTTTCTCAATTCAGGGATTATCTCGATTTATATTACGCCCCTGGCAGTGGCGCTTTAATTAGCGGTAACGTCACGATCACTGGCAACTTAACAGTAGGTGGCAGCTCCAGTTTTAATACGGTAACTGCGTCTGGCCTTAGTACGTTTAGTGGAATTGTTGTTCAAAACAATGCCACTGTCAGCGGTACGATCAGTGGAACTACGGTAACAGGTACGATTGTACAAGGTAGTCAAGTCAACGCAGCAACAGGTACCTTTACAACCCTGGCGACAGGAGCTACTGCGTCTTTCCCAACAGGTAACTTCACAAGTCTCACTGGTACTACAACAAGTGGTGTAAGTGCTTTCTTTACAAACGGCACGTTTACCAACGTAACTGGTACTACGTTCACAGGAACAACCGTTGCTGCAACCACTGGTACGTTCCAGGTTTTGGGAACGCCGATTCTTGACGTCAGCGGGAATTTATCTGTTGCAAGTGGATTAACTGTCACGGGACTTGCACAATTTGCAAGCGGTGTACGAGTCAGTGGCACGTTATCAGGAACAACAGTTACTGGAACTACGGCACAGTTTTCAACAGTCTCTGGTGTTTCTGGTGTATTTACTACGCAAGTATCAGGTGCCACGATTACCGGCAATACGTTGCTTGCTTCAAACGTAACAGGTGTTTCCGGTACGTTTACGACTAGAGTTTCAGGTGCAACCGTAACTGGAAACACAGGTTCTTTTGGTACAGTCACTGGAATCTCTGGTGTATTTACACAAGTTCTTTCAGGTCAAACAATTACAGGAGACGTTGGTAACTTTGGAACGGTAACAGGTGTTTCTGGCACGTTTACCAACGTGTCTGGGGCAACTGTTACAGGTACTGTTGTTAACGCAGGGACGGTTACTTCGGTTACTGGTAACTTTGGACGTGTGTCAGGCACAACAGTCACAGGTAATGCCGGACAATTCACAACAGTTACCGGTGCCACGGTCATTGGAATCACCAGTGTTTCCGGTGCCACCGTCACAGGTAATGTTGGACAATTCACAACTGTCACAGGCACTACAGTTGTTGGCACCACGAGCATCTCTGGTGCAACCGTTACAGGTAATACGGTACTTGCGACAAACTTAACCGGTCAAGTAGGTACTTTTACAACGAGTGTTTCAGGGGCTACGGTCACTGGTAACACTGTTTTAAGTACTTCGGGAAGATTCCAACATGTAAGTGGGCTTGTTATTACCGGCAACACGATGCAAGCCGGTTTAATCTCGGCAGTATCTGGCGTTTTTACAAACATTGTTTTTGTTAACACCGTTGTTTCAGGTAACCTTTCTGTATTAGGA